AACAATTTCATCAGGTGTTTTATGAAAAAGTGATTTAATCCAGTTAATAATCATCCTATTATCTCCATCATTTTTTTGTATTGTGATTCATTTCGTGTTTTATGTGGTTGGTCAAAATCACTATCATCTGGTTTTTTGTATTTTGCAAAATCGTCTTTATCACGAGTGACTTTTTCTTCAACTTTTTTTATTCTAAAATTAACAACCTTTCTTCCGTTAATTGTTGGCATTCCATGTTCATCTTTACCAATCTCTTTTACTTTAATTTTTTTATTTTTGAATTTACCACCCAATATGGTATCTCCAATACTTACATCTATTGTAATAGGCATTAGTCTTCTCTCCAACTTATCATTAAATTTTGACCATCTAATTTTTCAGTAACATTATCCTCACGACTTAATTTTCCACCAAGTCCATTTTCAATAATCTTTTTCAAATCACCGAATGTTAAATCCTTATCATCAAATGGATGAGCCATATGTCCATAAGCACCGCCTTCATTGAGTAGTTCTCTTTTGACCATGTCATCCCACCATTCTTTTGTTAATGGACTAAATTTATCCTTTTTCATATTCATAAATATTAAATCTCTATAGTTTCGAGTTCTTCTTGAGTCTCTTGTTCCATCTTATCAAATTCTGCTAACGCCTCGTCAGCCATTTTTTCTACCTGTTCTGTGTTTTGACTCCACTTTTCTGTTTGTAATTCTAATTCTTTTACACCAACTTGGTCATGAACTTCAATCGGCTTAGATGCTTCTTTACGCCAGTCTTCTACTCCACTTCGTTGGTCTTTAATCCAAGCTAATTTATTACTCAATACTTTTTTTCTTTCCCAATCTTTATATGTACCATTTGCTCTTAATTTAGCCTCAAACTTAACTTGACAATCAAAACAATGGTCATGCAATCTATACATTTTATCGTCTAAATGACTCTTCATTGTCTTTTTACATTTAGGACAGAACCAAGGTGTTCTTGCACCTTTAAGAGCATCTGTCCTATCTAATGTTTCTTGTCGTTCTTTTACAATCTGTTCTTGTCGTTTTTTCTTTTCATCCAAATCTTCCATTTGAACATAAATCTTTTTCTCAACTTTATCACCACGAGCCACTCGTCTAATATTGTCTATCTGTCTTGCTCGTTCTCGATGATTTGATGATAATATACTGTCACTCATAACCTACTCCTAAAATGTCATTAGACCAGTAATTTGATTGATTGGTGCGAATGCTCCAGTAAATTTGTATGTCTTTCCCTTGTATTTAAAAACAATACCTTCACTTGGTACAATCGCGTTTAACCCACCAATAGCATTTAATCGGTCTAATTGTATTTTTAATCTGTTTAATTTTTTCAAATCTTTTTTACTTCTCACATCTTTTATTGCGGCGTCAAGTCTTTTCTTGATACCTTGTACTGCTTTATCAGGTGATGCTGCCAACCAACCACTTACATTCTTCATTATTTCGGCTCCAACATCAAAAAACAATACTTCAAATGGTTTCATATTTTCTTTGACCATTCTTGCTTGGTCTTGTTTGTCTGTAGTCAATACCCAATCTAAAAACTTTGGTTGGTCTTTAAAATCTTTTCTTATCTGTGGTATCTTATAGGACTTATCAAAGAATGCCCATCTCTTAGTCAAGTTTTTTAATTTCGTGGCCGGTATTTTAAATCCGTATTGTTTTGCCGCGTTGAATATAAATTCTTCCCAATAACTTTGGTGATACTTACCCAATGTGTCGTTATCCTTTAAACCATATTCCTTCTGTAATTTATTCAATCTACTTAAGTATTGTCTTTTCTTTGTACCAAAGTTTTGTGTTTTAGGAACTGTTAAAAAGTTTGGTTTTCCGATATTATACTTTTTCTGTACATTCTGATTGACTTGTTTAATCATACCAGCTAACATTCTAGCACTTCCCTTGACTTCACCAACAACATTTCCATCATCATCGTATTCAAGTGCTCCGTGAAAAACAATTTCTGCTTTATCATAATCAATTACATTAGCTGACTTGGGCCACATAACTTCTAAGTTCATGAATGCCTTACCATTCATAAAAATCTTATCTCTTTGTTTTACACTTAGAGATTTAATTGCCCTTTGTAAATCTTCCATGGCGAAAACGAAAGCGTCTGATATATCACCACGACCTTTAAACTTTGATTTCATACCATTTAAATCAAGTGCTGTTTCACCCTTGTTTTTTAAATGACCTTTATTTCTGGCAGCTATTAATTTACCTTCTGACATTAGTTCATTATCCTTTTCTGTTGCTAAATTACTTAATTTATCTGTATCAACGACATCCAAGTTATCTATTTTCCAAGTATCATTAATTTTTACATCCTCTTCACTTGGTTTCATCATAAATTTAACTAACTCCCAACCGATTGATTGGTTGATTTCTGCCTGTCTTTGTGCATATTTAGCATATGGTTCATCTACACTTTGCCAATTCTTTCCACCTTGATTGATTGTTTTTCCATATGTGACGGTTTTAACCATTTGAGGTTCTAAACTATCAAATGATAAAGTATTTTTTGGCCTTGGGTCTTGGGCGTTATCACTTAGTACATAATTGACTAATTCCCATCCGTGTTGTTCTGCCCACCTTTTAGAGATTCGTTGGTAATCATTAAAGTCTTGAAAAAAATCATACAATCCTTCATCACTAATGGATGGAATACTACCACCAACTGTTGAACTTTCTTTTATTATCTCATTAATATCTTTTTCTTGTAAAAACTTATCGTAGGTTTCATATAGTTTCTTAAACTTATTGGTCATCATACTATATACACCCTTATCAAAGTAACCGAAGGCTTGTTTGAATAATTTTGGTCTTTCCTTATCTTTAATTTTAGGAGAACCTAATAAATCTCGCATTACGGTTCCACTAACTTCTTTACCACCAACCTTCACCGAAACATGAGGTGCGGTCATAAAGTATCCGTGTTCTTCATACCCCTTAAGATTTCTCTTATTTTTCTTATAATCTTGAAAGTATGATGCTGTACCATCTTTCTTTTTACCACCACTCAATCTACCAGCATCCTTCTCTCCAAATATATATATCACTGCTGTAGTCTTAGAATCGTACTTTTTTAGCACTTCTTCTGCCTTCAATGGTGAAGCTGCCTTAATTATACGATTCTTTGGAACACCCATCTTTGTCATGTGACGGACTTTTTCACTAAAATTCATTGGGTGTCTTGGTGGTTTCTTTATGTTGGATGTGGTTATGTATGCATCATCTACTTTTGATTTTAACCATTTATAAGTTTTAAAATGATGTGGCCCAAATGGTTGATATCTACCACCATAAATCCCAACTACCTTTTTAATTTTCGTTGGTGCCTCGTTTAAGGATTCTTTCATTATCTTTTGTTTTTTTATCCAATTCTTACCTCGATAGTTTTTTACAGGTTTACGAATAAATTTTCCAATACCCTTTTTAACCAACATATTAAATTTCTTTTCGGCTTGTTTTGGACTTAAGGTATTTGAATTATCTACCATCATAAAGTTAGCATTTCCAAATAATCCTTGAAAGTATATCTTATTCTTTTGTACTTCGTTCCAAGATTGTTCTACGATTTCAGGATTAAGTTTTCTTGGTCTTTCCATATTCCTTTTTTGTGCAACTTCTAAATCCGTATGAACGAATACCATGTAACAATCGTATCCAATTTCTTCCAATTCTTTCTTTTGGTCTTTGATTTTATTGAACTTGTGACCCGTTCCATCAATAATCAATCCCAATCTACCATCCATGTAGAGTTTCTTACGAGAAGTGGTAAGTTCTTTTGCCCTTGTCCTTAATCCACTATAGTCATCATAGGTTGGGTCTGTTAGTTGTCTAAATAGTTCATCATCCATATCATCTAAGTCTGTACCAAAACCATACTTGTTCAACATTCTTGTCAATTCTTTATCTTGATTTACAAGTTTTAATCCATGTGCAGATACATTGACTTTCTTTGGTATTCCATATAAACCACTTGCAACAAATGATTTACCACTGCCTGGCCCACCAGCTAAAAATACAGCCTTCAAAATACCAGGATCATTTATTCCTTCATTTACGGAATCATTTATTCCTCTTCCACCTATGTCCATAGTTTTTGAGAACTTTTTTAGTTTTGGAAAAGCTCTAAATTTACTCAATTTATCTTGTTTTGTCCATTTCATTTTGTCAAACACCTTCATTCTCAT